TTCTTACATTCTATTACTACGCCGTCGATACCGTCAATGTCTCCGACATCATCGTGCCGACCAGCACCATACGCACGTTCGGCGCATGGAAAACCATACGAGACTAGCCACTTGGCTACGTCTCGTTCGTATTGTGAACCTTTACGTTTACTTGGTGTCGACATAATCAGTCACCAGTATCTGCTCGAGAATAATGTTTCTGTTCCTTCGAATAATCATACGTTCTCTCGGTGTCATACCACCCCATAATCCGTGAGCTTCATGTCTTACTGCCCACTCTAAGCATTGTTGTCTTACGAAACATCCAGAACAAATTGTTTTGCCAAGCGAATAGATTGATGTATCTCGTTCGTTATCTTCTTCTGTGAAGAAGAACTCAGTACCCACTTCCCTGCAACGAGCTTGGCTGAAGTCTGGATATTCCATCGATGAGCTCCTCTATTGGTTGTAGTTGATTAGCATCCATCACTAACCGAATGCCGTAACCATAGTCATGTTTGTAATGTTCCGCAAGAAATCTTTCACGTGTCACATAACCAACTAGAGTAAACTTGCTGTCGACATGAGGTAGTTGTTTGTCACCAAAGAATTGCACCAACACTGCGATGTCAGATACAAATAATTCTGGTGCATTAAATATTAATTGCGGGAGCGTGGAAGTTTTGACTTGTATATTTTTTCCCAGTGGTGTAGATAAGTCGTGTCCGTTGTCACCGCTCGGCGAAATCGTTCTGTCCACTTGTAGCCCAAGTCCTTTGCCACACGCCATCTCACCCAGCTGACCCATAAGATTAACCGAATACGACGAATTGTTTTTGTCAAACTTTTTATCGGTGACTTCATATTGTTTTTTATTTTCTCTCACTAGGTGGACGAAACGAAGTGCGTCCAAGATCTCATCTAGGGTTAATTCAATATCTACTGCCATTGTCTCATTGTCCTTGCTCTTGCTAACTCGGCAGGTGAGTTATACAAAGTCATGTGGCTTGCCTCCGCTGACAACGAGATGTAACTCTCTGCTGTTGGGTCAGCCTTACCATGTCGGTTCTTCACTACAGCAACGCGATAAGCGTTTGCTTGTCCGTCTAGTGCAACACTAAGAACCAACTCTGGTAACGCTGCAACTTTACCCATCAACGCTTTACGCGGAGCAGGGTAGTTAGGCTTTGACATCTTCTCGTTCTCGGATACGTGATGTAGAACGATGAAGGCTGACTCGTATTCACGAGCCATGTAGTGGAAGGCTGACATCGCATCACGTAATGCAGTCCATTCATTGTCGCTTGTTGAAGCGACATTCATTAAGTTGTCTACAAAGATTGCTTGTGGTGCAGAGCCGTGCAGTTCTATCCAAGCTTCTATTTCTTCTTCGATATCTTGTAACGAAGGCGACGGATCAAAGTTGAATCGAACATGCCCTGCACCATCAGCGAGTGCATCTTCCAAAAGGACTGATGCATCAGAGTCCATCATCTTCTCAACCTGTGCGACTTCTTTCTCCATAAGGATTGCCCCTGCACGAGTGGCTATTGTTCGGGAGTCAGAGTCAGCCGAGAAGTAGAGTGACGGAATCTTAGATTGGATTGCGTACCACAGTGCAAGTAGTGTCTTACCGCCACCAGGTTGTGCTGCTATCAAGTGCAACTGCGCTTGACGAAACACAACTTGTGACTGAGTAAGTTGAGGCAGAATCTCTGGGAGCATATGTCCAGCAGGAGATTCAACCCCCACTACTTGCAACAGTGAACGCATGTTACTTAGCCCAGATAGTTTCTGCTTCTACTGCACCAGGTGTGAAAGGCTTCGGTCCCTTAGCTGGGTCGAACCAACCAACGTAAGCCTTGCCAGCCTTGGAAGTACCCTTCTTCTTTGCATACTTTCCACGACCGTCTGGTAATGCTGGTGCATCTGGATGTCCATATGTCCATTCATTACCGTAGCGATCCATGATTACTTCAATCGCTGCTGGTGTTGTACCTGCAGTAACTGGAGTTGGATTGAGTCCAGCATCTTGTAGCACTTGAACTGCTGCAGGTGTTGCAGCAAATGCTCCACCTGATGCACCGCCTGAGCGGTTGTTCAGTGATTGTTGTAGTTCAGTAGCAGAAGCAATTGCTTCAACTGCTGCGGTTAGGTTAGCTCTAAATTCAGAGACACTATTACCTCGGACGGTGAATAGGTCAGTTGAATTTAACTTACCTGTATACGAGAACATAGATTCAGTCATCTAGTTCATCTCCTTTTCTTTTTCCCTGGATTTGTAATGGGAAATCTTTGCCACCCATTGCAGGACATTGTGCAGTAAAACTACACATTCTGCAAGAGTCACCAACTGATGGCGGGAACCAGCCATCCCATACGGCGGAGTTCATTGCGCCAAATACGTAATCAAAATATTCCATTGTCAGATGTGACAGGTCAATCAATTCATCGAGCTCGCCTTTGCGAGTCATGAAGAAGGCTCCCCACTTAGGGCGGATACCGTAACTGCGTTCAATACCAGAGGCATAAAGACCTGCTTGGATTGCACCGAACGGAGTCCTAGAACCTGTCTTGTAGTCCACGATAACGAGGTCTTCCCCTACCTTGTATATCGCATCAACTACCATGCGTACTGGTGTACCCCCGAAGTGTACATCAGCAGCCCATTCAATTCCAGGACGTCCATCGGGCATCGTTGCGATTTGCCAACCAGATTGTTTGTACCAGTTATGGTACGACTCAACCTGCTTGAGTCCATCGCTCTGCCAAAAGGGCAGATCTTCCCCATCAGGACGTAAGGTGGTCTTACGTCCTGCCGTCTTCCACTCCGTAGAGGGAATGCCAGTCTTCTGTTCTGTTTCCAGAACGGCATCATTAAATACTTCTAGCCACTTAGTTGTCAAATCGATAGTCATCGGGGTTCCAATCTGGGTGATCTACTGGGGTTGGTGCTGTCATTGGTGAGCCACACTGGGCGCAGAAGGAATCTAAGAACCACATGACCAGCTCGTAGTCTGAGAAGATTGCTCGGATAACTTGTATGTTGGAACCGCAGTTGATGCACTCATTGCTGGGTACACCACGCTGGTCAATTCCCTGTGGACTGTTGTCGGTAGAGCTCATGGTTTAACCACTCCAACATTGAATGGACGGCGGAACCAGCAGCAAGATAGACTGCTGGCTTTTCTGGAACCATGGCTACCTTACTCAGATAATATTTCTGAGGGCAGGACTGCCACGTAGACAGCTGACTAAAGGATCTATGAGGAGGAAGTTCATTCATACCAGAAGAAATATCAGAAGAATACCAGTCGTGACCAAGATTACTTGGAACGACACGCCTTTCTTTTTTACCAATAACTGATAGGGTTGAGGGGTGGTGGGAGGGAAAGGCTTGCCTGATGGCAAGCCGTGGTGAAAAGAGAAATAAAAAAAGAGGGGGACAATTAAGTCCCCCTCCTCTTCTATCTCCTACCATTCTGGTGGAGCAACTGCGAGCGCATCCAGCGTGGCTATATTGATGCACCCGACTGCTGGTATGTCATAGCGATGCTGCAACCCTTTGAGCAATTCCTGCAGGGGAGCATCTAGCCGATCATCACCAGCAACATTAAGAGCTACACGTACTTGTGTAACCAATGGCGATCTTTCTTCTGGTTGTACTAGTGGTAAATATTTTTCAATCAACTAACTACTTCTTCTGTGTCGATTGTTTGTAACTGTAAGGTAACAATCCCGCCGAACCCAGATGCAAAAGTGGGTGGGGCAGATTGCTCAAATTGTAGAGCGCGGATAACACAGATCCGTTCTTCACCTGATGTGAAGTCTTGGTAGAGGACTGCTCCACCATTCTGCTCAATAGATTCAAGGTATTGGATTCGCTCCCATGGGTGTGATACTCGTGTGTTTCCATTGGGATCTCTCTCCTCCTCGTAGCAAAGTAAAGGTATTGTGATTGTGCGTGAACGCAGTGGTGCAGGCAATGCACGGATCTGCCACTCTGTAAGAGTTGGTCCACTAGTTGCATCAGCTGCATCACGTGCAAAGTTAAACGTAACTTCAAACACGTCAGCAGGTGACACGTAGCTTGCAAGTGTTGCTTCGGTGTTAGGACCAAATGGGATTGTTCCAGTTGTAAGAAGCTGGTCAGCATTGTCATCAACGTTAAAGCCAAGTGTTCCACCAGAGTTTGGATCTGACTTGATGCTCAGTGATACTGGTTGCTTCTTCTCTCCAGTACCCCAACGAATAAGACCAGACTTAAGGTAACCAGATGCAGCGAGATTAGTTGCATGCTCTACCCATACACCAGATGCTGATGTCATAAACTTTAATCCACTTGTTCCAACAAAAGCTACACCGTTAGGTACGTTGCTATCTGTTACAAGGTCGGCAGCATAGGCATAACCATTGTCAATTACTTGACCAAGGTTAAGACGCCATAACCCAGCAGAACCTGACACTAAATTAGATCGTGTGCAGTAAACATAGGTTTCATCTAGTGCGATGTCATGGACATCGCCTTCAACATTGAGTGGTCCATAGGTAAATGACTGACCATCTGTACCAATAGTTCCGATACGTAATCCTTTTGTTGTAGCAAGAACTACATACTCATTAAGGTATGAACGTATTTGGTTTAATGTTTCACCACGTGGTAACTCTGCAATGATTGTTGGTCCAACGATTGCAGCAGTAGGTGAGGTTGGGTTAATGGTGTACATCTGAACACGTGAGACTGCACCTTGCGTATACCCAACAACGACAGCACCAGGAAGTTCTGAGATTGAATTAACTACAGTGCTGGTGTTTGTTGTTTCAAATCTTTCTTCTGCTGCTGAGATACGTGGTGTTGGTGTTGTGTATGTACGGCTAATTTCATATACACCAACCTCGACAGTACCTTCTAATGCTGCAACAATGATACGTTCCTTAACGTATGCAATTGCTTGAGGAACCCATGTTGCTGCTACATATGTAGGCTGATTCCACAATTTGCGAACAGTACCTGCTGTGGTTACATCGTAGATGCCGTCGCTTGCAGCGACGATACAGTAAGCACCATCGGTTGTTAGCTTGTATGGTGTAGCACCACCAGTCAATGTAATAGAAGATACTGCCTGTGTTGACTGGTTATAAAACTTAAGTGTTGCATCTTGAATAAAGAACGTGCCACCACTTACAGTGGTTGGCTGGTATGCAGCAGCCGTGTTGGAAACATTAACAGTTGCTGGCAAAAGCTTAAGCTCACCAAGTGTCCATGGATCAATGTTGTTTGATTCATAGAATCGGTATAGGTCACTTGTATCTGCATCGTAGTACTGCTCACCTGCACCGTGATGCCATGATGTAGCAGAACGTAGCCACCAGTTTGTCAATGACTGTTCACCAGTCAATGTGCCTTGGTCAATACGTTCCTTCTGGTATGTCGTAGTAATACGACTGATGCGGTTGTTATCAGATGCAGCCGATAGCCAAGGTGTATTACCAATGGCGTAGCTTGCAGCAAAGTCTTCTCTGCTATAGCGAACCAACGCTGTAGGTACGTTGGTGCTGATA